TCCACTTACGGAGCTTCACGCACTCGCTCGCGAACTTGGCCTCGGCCGCCTGATAGTCCGAGTTCTTGTCCGAAAACAAGCAGTCGGCCACAGCGCGGAAGCAGATCGCGTCCTTGAATCGCGCCGGGAACGCCGACAGGTCTGAAGACACACTCATAGTGAACGGCACGGGGACATGATCGACGATAATCTCAAAGCCGCTTATCAACTTACCGTTGATATCGTACGCCGCGGTAGCGTCCGGCGGCGGGACAAGACCGAGGTAACCGCCGCGTAGATAGTACTCGGGCCGCTGACGCGACGAGCCGTTGGCGAAAATATTGTGCCAGACGGAATTGACCGGAGCGGGTAGCCCCTGGCCGCGCCACCCTCCGATGATCGGGTACGACGCAGGCTGCTGCGCGATCCACTGCGGCGTCATAGCTGGACCGTTGGACTGGATGCCGCTGCTTTGGTCGAAGATGTCGCGTGTGCGCCCTTCAAGTAGGCCAATATCGGTACCGATCAGCGGTTGCCTCGATATACCGTTCGTGACGTACACTCGGAGGATCTTCACCAGATCGACGAGCTGGTACTCTTGTTGGCCCGCGACAGTACCGTACGGCTCAGACGCTTCCGGGAAGTCTACTTCGTAAGCAACCGCATTTTGAGCATCATTAATCAGGCCCGTTAGGTAAGCGTTTGTCCACCTCACGGTGCTGGGCTCCGAAAGTAAGATCCGGACTTTTGCAAGCAAGTCGCCGAGCGTCATACACTACGACGCTTTCTTGGATTTTTTTAATCCTGCAGCTTCGCGGTTGGTCGGCCCAGCTTTAGAACGTACACTGTTGTCGGCACGGCGCTGACCAGATGGCTTCGAGTCGGCAATTTTGATTTTACGACCGGCCTGATTTTTCTGTATTTTATTCAGCGCGCTGTCGTTCTCAACCGGCACTTTTGTCTTTGGTGCCGGGAGAGCTTTGCGCTCCGAGCCGGTGATAGCTTTACGGGCACCGCTTAGTGCGCGCGATGTGCCGGAGGCGGCACCCTTTACATCTTTGTCGATAGCATCGCCGGCCTTCGATGCTAGTTTAGATGCACTGCCAACGAGAGCACTGCCCGCTGCGCCGGCCGCCCGACGTCCCAAGAGACGAGCAAGACCTGCACCGCCGCTTGCGACTGCGGGAGCGGCAGCAAGAATAGCTTTGTTCCCGCGGTCGGCATCGACATTTGGAGACTTCTTCCCGAGTTTGCCGTAGATTTTATCAACAGTGCCCTGATCGCCGCGTTCTTGAGCGGACTCGCGCTGGGCGCTGTAGTATTTTTTCTGTCGCGCAGTGCGATCAGAAGCTGATTCACCCTTTTTCGGCTTAGCATACTGATCTTCCAGCTTCGCTGTCGCCATGACTACGTGCTCGCCATAATGAGGATGCTGACTTGGCCTGTGGGCGCACCAGCCAGGGTGGCCTGGGCTGTGAATCGGATGGCACAGCAGTTTGTCTGGGCGCGCAGCGCAGTCTTTGGCGTCATCGGATTGACCCACTGGTTAGCTGCTTCCGTGGATGGTGACGGGATCGGTATCCACTCGTTACCGGTGCCCATAGCGGTCGCCTGGTCAAGCGTGAAGAAGGCTTCGACTTGAATGTTTGTGCCGGCGCCAATACACTGCAGTGTGAACTCTTTGTGACCCTGGATCTTGTTGAAGTGAACTGCGTTACCGATGCCGGGAGGACCGCTCGGAGAGAACATCAGCGGACCGGAGTCGTAGATATTTCCCGGAGCGGCGGCTATTTCGGCAGCACTCGCGGTGAATATGTTGACCCCGGCATAGTTACCGATGGTACATACGTCAGCCATAAGTGCTCCTAGTAACTAGAGAGGGTCGGAACCCAGCCTGAGCGGTATGCTTTTTCGGGGTGCTGATCGACGAGCTGCACAAGCAGAGCGACCGAAAGAGTACCTGCAGCGGCGCTGCTCGTAGTCAAGCGCAGAGTCAGCGAGGCGTTCTTCGGGAAGATCGCATCGTACTGCACCGGATAGAATGGTTGTACCAGTTCGGGCGTCATGGCTATGGCTTGATCGGCCGCAAACAGCGCCTGACCGATCACTGCGGTGTTCGGAGGCGTAATACCCGCGCGCGTCGAGTCGGTGTTTGCGATCACCGGAAGTGCGCCGGCCGCCGCGCCACCACTCATCGTAGCTGCGTAAGCAGTGACGTTAAGGGATGCAGGGCCTCCCGGCGAAGCAGCGGCGGTGGTCGTGATGCCGTTTCCGCCGGTGCCTGCAGTGCTGTCCACGAAAGTGACGACCGAGCCGCCGTTATACTGACCGATCGCGTACGCGGTACCGAGAGCGGCGAGCGTAACGTTAGCATTGATCGCTGCCGCAAGGATGACTGCGGCTTGATCGCGCTGCGTGTTTGCCGGGATGGCCGCAGTAGTGACCGAGGTACCGTTAATGACAACTGTCAGCGTGTCTGTGCCGGCGGGGTTTGCCGATCCATGCACCAGGAACGATCCTTGCGCCGGGACCGCGCCCTCGTAGGCTATCGGCCCTTCAACGATGTTGAACGAGGCCGTACCGGCAAGAGAGCCATACGGCAGAACTTCTACCGCTAGAATCTTGCAGCCGGCCGGCAACGGAAGACGGGCAGCGATTGTGTTCGAGCTTGACCCAACTGCCGGAATAGTGACCGTTGTATCGTCCAACGTGACTGCGCCCGTGCGAGCCAGGAGGCGCATACTGCCGGTGACCGTGGTTCCGGCAGTGATCGAAGCTTCCGCAAGTACGTTACCTTCGAACGTCGAGCCGTTATTGATAGTCGCGGACGAACCGACGACCCAGTATACATTCGCTGCCTGTGCGCCGCCGGTCAAAAGAACCGTGCTGCCAACTGCAGGAATGAATGTGCTCGGGATCTGAAAGATGAACAGTGCGTTCGGGTTTCCACCAGCGTTAAGATTAACCGTACCCGTGATAGCAAGTGTGCTTACTACGTTATACACGCCTGGCGTAATTGTCGTACCGCCGATATCGGCAGCGAGCGTCCCACCCGTGGGCGGTAGTGCATTTAGAGTCGTGTAAGCAGTCGTTAGGTCAACCTGCGCCTGAGCGGCGGCCGGGGTCGTATCTTGAATGGTGCCGTTGACAACTGTGCCGGGCGGAAATCCGATGATGGACGTGCCGGGATACAGACCGAGGTTACCCGTGACGACACTGGCGCCTGTGTTTGTGACTGTAGTCGCGCCAAGTACCGCGAATGAGGCGGCTGACGCGAGTGCCAGGCTGCCGGCACCGGGGGCTAAGGCAACTTCAGGGAATCGCAGAATAGAAGCCTGCGTGAACCCGACACCCCGCGGAGCGACGTGATCCTTAGCTTGAATTACCGGCTCAGTCCAAAAGAACGGAGGTGCGCCTGCCATGTGTTAATTACCCCTGGCTTCCGACAATACCGCGTTGTTCGACGGCATCGTACATGATACGAAACTCGGTTTCGTGGACCATGCCTTTACGATCCTCGTCGTAATGTGCTTCCTGCTCGTCCCATTTGACGGAGGCGAAGAGTGCATGTGCATCGGTTCCGAGTTCGCCCTTGCCGGCGGTAACGAACCACGGGTACGGGCCGCCGAACGGCGCCGTGATGTACTTGACCGCGAGCGGATCGACCACTCCGGCGACCGGGTTGACGTCATTTTGCGACGTTCCGGGATAGTAGAACGATTGGAGGGTCTGGGTCGCCTGTTTGCGAAGATACGTCGGGAACACGAGTTTCCGCGGCGTTTTCGAGGTCAGGAGGACACCACGATCATCCGGCATGATTGCCATGAGGTCGATCGCCGCTTGCAAGGCGTCAACCGAGAGGCCGACGTTGAGCAAGAGATTCGAGAACGTTACTGCAGGGTTAGCCGCGCAGGGGATGTTCGCCGAAATCAACGGGAGACCATTGACCGCGAGCGGAACAGCGGGATTGAAGGCAAAGTTGAGAATCGACCAGATCAAGAACTCCTTGGTTTGATCGCTTGAGTAGCGCAGCAAGCCTGGGAGTTTCGGGATCAGCGACTTCGGATCTTCGCGCATCGCTTCTTTCGAAACGAAGTAGCGCAGGGCGTACGTGGTCCATGCGAAGGACGAACGTGCCGCCTCGCGCGCCACATCGACGGCCGGAAGCGCGCCTTCCGTGCGTTCTTGCAGAACGCCGAAGCCAGCGATGGAAAGTACGGTCGCGAACGAGCGATCTTCCGGGAAGTCCCAGTCATTGAAAAGCTCAGGGTAGACCACGGGCTCCATCGGAGTCGAGTTCGAGTAGAGCTTCATTACGATGGAGGAGTTCGCCTGGAAGAACTCCCGCGTGGTCATGGTATTGGTTGCCATCTGTCTGCTTTTCTAACCTTTACTCTTACTCGCCCTGCGTTGCTTGCAAGGCTGCCGGGAGGAACTCAACCAGGACGCGCGCACCGAGGTCTCCGGCGAAACCGGAACCCCCGCCGAACGGACCATTAGGGGCGAACGGTTTCGCAAAAATGCGACCGATCAAGTGCGATGCGGTCGGATCGGCAATGTAGTATCCCGTGGTGGCATCTACTGCCAGGCCGACGAGAGTGCCGAGGTTCGCCTGCTGCGCGCCGCCCGTGATCCAGCCCGTGGTGGGCGTGAGGCTCATCTCGACGCCGATATTCGGGCCGAGAGTCGCGACGATAGTTTGCGCCGGAGACGGGGAAACGAGGCCGCCAAGGCCGACGTTCGACGCGCCGAGGACGTTTTGAATGTTTTGAGCGGCCGGAGGAGGAGCTTGTCCGCCCCAGTTTGCGTTCGAGTCGTGCTCAGCAATACCGAGAACAAGCGTCGGATTGGGGCCCGAGGAGGCAATAGTGCCCGCGGTCTCAGTCACGAAATCGGCATCGTTAATGTGCGAGGCAGGGGTGTAGTTCTCGTGCGGGACGCCGGTCCCCAAGGCCGAGTTTCGAATCAGAGGTGCGCGCGGGGGTAAAAGCATCGTTAAGTGTCCTCGGAGGGGCAGTACTTAACCCTTACTATACCCCTTTCGGACAGTTGCGTCAACTTGTCAAGTGATCCTGGTCACATTATCGGCCAAAGGATCCGCCAAAATAAAGACCCTGCACTTCGCTAGCAACGCATGTGCAGGGCCTATTGCCGCTATTTTCCACCGTTTACCACGGCAATTCTTATAGGGAGAACGTCCCGTCGCTAGTAGTAACGTCTGCTTCCACGGACACAACGCCGTTCGAGACCATGGAGACGTTATTCTGGAGTGTCTTGAACCCTAGGTGACCGTGAAGTTGGAGAGCTGCCGCCGCTTCGCGATCTTTGTAGAGCCGCTTCACGAACTTGGGAGCGATCTCGACAAGAACGTGGTTCATCAACTGTACGCCCTCACTGCCGAGCATCTTGCACGTTATCACTGACGCTTCACAGTCCTCGCGTAGCTCGTCCGGAGACACCAGGCGGTATGCTTTGGAGCGTAGACGTCCGGCAATGTGCGCGTCATCTTTGACCGGCCAGCCGTATTCTGCGCCTGCCAGTGGCTCTTTCACGAGAGTGGCGCCGTTCGGGAACATGTCCACGGCTTTGCGGCGAACGTAGTCGTGATCGACAAACGTGGACATCGGAAGCCGGAGCCCCGGCTTGATCGTGATGTACGTCTCTTCGAGAGTCTTTGCGCCCTCGGCCTGATTCTCTTCGTTCCGTACTGCCTGAGCAGCTAGGTTGTCGGCCGCTGCAGCCTTCTCGGAGTAGTCGTGGGACAAGACCTTGCCCGCGTTGTTGGGAGCTTTTGGACGTGGCATTAGCTAGCTTCCGCTTCCGACGCCGCCGCGGCAGCATCTTTATCGCTCATCCCATATTGACGAGCTAGAGCGATGACATTTTGCTGGTTCTTCGAGAGTTTGCGGGCCTTGCTGACACCGCCAGTAGCTGATCCGCCGCCGTAGCTAGGAGCCGCGGGAATGTTGTTCGGTTTCTTACGAAGCGACTCGCCGACCGCCATGTTGTAGACGTTATCGAGCTGCTTGCGGATCTGGTCTGCCGGTACGTTTGCCAGGGCGGCAGGCGTCAGTTCGCCGATGAGGCGATCGAACGTCTCTTCGGCCTGAGGGAACAGCGCGTCCGTGGACATAGCCTGCTTGTAGTTGTCGATCGCGGCACGAGTCGCTGTCTCATTGACCGGCGCAACCATCGCGCGAGCCTTCTGCTCGGCGATCTTGTCAACTGTCTTCAGAAGGTTCAGGCCGAACTGACCAGGGTTGTCGGCGAACTCCTTGTTCAGTGTAGCGATTATCTGCTGTTCGTCAGCAGCGACCGGTATAACCGGACGCGGCGCCAACACGGGGGCCGGCGGCGGTTGATTCTTGACCTGATTCTCTAACTCTTCAACGCGCTTACGTGTCGCTTGCCACTCCTCGGGAGTGGGGCCTGCCGGAATAAGGGCCGCGGCTGCTGCAGGATCAGGCTCTGCGGCACGAGGGATAAGGACACCGCTGTCGTCAAACTCGAAGTCGTCGTCATTAAAATCCATCTGGTAAGTCAAACTCCTGTATTATCGCGTCCGGCATCGGCAGATTCTTGTCCACCTTGCGGTACATCGCAGTTATCGTGTGCTTCAGAACCTGGAACTTCGCGAAGGCCGCTGCATATCCTGCAGAGTCTCTGTGGTCGGTGTGTAGTAACGAGCGGCGCAGCGTTCGGATCGTGGGGACGAGTTCGTCTGTAAAAATCGTCGCCCATGATGCAGAGCTAAGCGCCTCCCTGAGGCTTGGCCGGTCCACTGGGTACCCCCTTCGGGCCGATCTTAGAGTGACTCATCAGTTGTAGGAGCATTTGCTGCTGTTGCTGTTGTTCCTGCGCCTTAGCTTGCTCCTCGAAGTGCTCGACGCCTTCTTCCATAGTACCAATGATCGCAGTGACTTCAGGTATGTCAAAGGTCTCAAGTACCATACGGCTAATGGTCCACATGTGCTGTGGGTTGCCCTTAACAAAGGCACTGAGCGTCGGACTCTGGTCAATGAGGCGAACCAGGAGGAGAATGTCCTGCCGGCGGGACTCCTTGTCGAGAGGTCCTCCCTGCCCAACTACGCCGAACGTGAAGTCGAGAAAGAACAGCTCTTTCGGGATAATCATCTTCCGCGGATTGCCGCCTGAGTTGGCAACCACTTCCATTTGATCGGGCCCGTACTTGATATTCAGCCCGTGCGAGTACTCGACCATAGCGCGTGCCCAGAAGCGTATGCGCTGTAAAGACATGTTGGTTTGCATCTGCTGGATAGCCGATATACTCTGTGCAGCTCGTGCCGAAACGCGGCCTCCAGATTGTGCGGATGCAGCCAGGGAACTGGCCTGGGGTGCTCCAGTGACTTTCGCAGCGTATTGAAGTAGGCGGCTCTCTTCTTGGTCCGCCGACGGAGGAGGGTCGCCGAGCTTGACGAAGCCGACATCTTGTGGTCCATTTGGTACAATCCACTCTTTCTGCGGCCCCTGCCGGCGCGTTTCGTCGTCTGTACGGACATTCTCTGTCTTGTAACGATCCGGATTAAGGCACATGTCGAGCCATTGCAGGCGCGCGTTGTGAATCGAGTCAACCTCGTCCTGTATGGGTTTCAGCCGTTCCGGAAAGCCAATACCATAGAAACGGTTTGGACGGGCTATAAGTGAAAGGGCTTTGAACGGCCGTCCCCCCGGATACTCGAATGGTGCGAACCCAATCAGCCGTCTTGAACGGTCCTGTACCCATAGAATGTTCTCCTCCGGGATGCCGTCACCATCAAGGTCAAGAAGATTCGTGTG